AGAAGCGGAAGTTGCACCTGTTGAGGTTGTAGCTGAAGAACAAGCATCTGAATCACTAAGCGCAGAAGTTGAAGGACTTTTGTCGTTAGTTGCTAAGTTGGAAAGTGAACTTGCTGACGCTAAAAAAGCGAACGCTAACCTTTCAAGCGAAGTAACAAAATTAAGCGCGCAGCCTGCCGCTACTTCTATCAAAGAAGTGAAGCAAGCAAAAGTAAACGCACCTGCAAAGTCTTACAACAAGATGAGTGCAGAGGAACGTTTCTTATTTCATCTTAAAAAATAATAAAAAAACAAAATAAAAAATGGCTACTACCACTTCATTAACTTCTACCTACGCAGGTAGAGAAGCAGCAGGATATATCCGCGCTGCATTCTTGAGTAACGAGTCTTTGGCTGCGGTTACGTTCAAAGAGAACATCGAATATAAGCAAGTTGTTCGCAAATTAGTTGATTCTATCAGCTTCAAAAACGCTACTTGTGATTTTGATCCACAAGGAACAGTAACACTTACAGAGCGTATCTTGACCTTAGAAAAATTCCAAGTTCATCGTCAACTTTGTAAGAAAGACTTTTTAATTGACTGGGAAGCAAGAGAAGAACAAAACGGAAATCTTCACGCTTCATTGACTGACGCATTAATTGCTAACGTTTTGGCGGGTGTTGCTGCAAACAACGAACGTTTGATTTGGCAAGGTGTTAACGCAACAGCAGGTGAATACGATGGTTTCGAAACTTTGTTCTTAGCTGACGCAACTGTTCTTGACGTTTCTTCTCCAGTAGCAATTGACGCTACTAACGTAATCGAAGAAATGGGACGTTTAGTATTGACTTTACCAACGCGCGTTCGTCGTGCAACTGAGAAGCCTGTTATCGCAGTTTCTTCAAACGTTGCTGAAGCATACAGAAGCGCAATCTTAGGTCTTGGTGGTGGTTACTACCTTTATCAAGGAGAATCAGTTGTAATGAACTGGCAGGGACAATACGACGTTATTGAATGTCCCGGTATGTCTGACGACACAATGGCTTTCTATCAGAAGTCTAACTTGTGGTTCGGTACAAACACTCTTGACCAATGGAACAACGTAGCAGTTTTGGATATGTATGCACATGACCTTTCTGATAACGTTCGTTTTGCTTGTTCATTCTTCGCAGGTGTGCAATACGGCTTCGGAAACGAAATCGCATTTTACCAAGCATAATCAACGACCATTCTAACCCTTGCATAATAGAGGTAGCGGCTAAACACCGCTCCTCTTTTGTGCTAATAAAAACATACAAATATGGCTTGTGAATTAAGTACAGGTTTTACACTCGATTGCAAAGACGGCATCGGTGGAATTAAGCAGATTGTTTTATTAGATAAAACAAGTATTGATACAGTTACATACGAAGTAGGGACAGAAGTTATAAGTTCAATTGTTATAAATAACGTAAATGAACTTTACACTTATGAACTCCCAACACAAACAGGATCATTTGAAGAAACAATTAACTTCAATCGCGATGCTGGAACTATTTTCTACACACAGACGGTAAACATCATGATGCAAAAGTTAAGTGCTCCAAAGCGTCTTGAATTGCAAAATGCAGCAACTGTTCGTGTTATTGTATTTGTAAACGATACAAACAACAATTGGTGGGCTGTAGGTATGGAAAATGGTGCTGACCTTTCAACAGGAACAGCAGCAACAGGAACGGCACTTGGTGACGCTAACGGATACACTTTGGCTTTCACACACGAAACTCCAAAGCGTGCTTATAAATTAGCTGACGCTCCTTCTGTAATCATAACAGACTAAAAAAACTTTTACACACATAGGGACAAAACGTCCCTACGTGTTGTAATTTTAACGTAAAGGGGAAAGATAGAATGGTTTATCTCAACACAAATACAGCGAATCAATACGCGTGGCTTTCGTTAGACGAAGGACGTGCCTATTTCAACGTTGCCTTTACTCATTATTTGCTTGTCATGACTTACGAAATGACAGGTGAACAACTCGCGCAAGTTGTCGAAGTAATAAACGAGAACGAACGCGTGACTAAAATAAGACTTACCACAGTTGGTTTGGTCGATGCAGGTCGTTATCATTACGAAGTGTACGGACAAAACAGCAGCAGCAATATAGATCCAACCAACGCTTCCGTCGTTGGATTGGTTGAAAAGAGTTTAATGATACTTCAAGACGGAACAATTTTCTTTGACGTTTCTTCGCCAACGATTCCCGTTGACGTAATTTATACAGGTGCATAACATGAGCAACATACAAGCAATTAACTTATCGGCATACGAACCAATTGAAGCGGTTGAAAAAGAGAATCGTGCCGGTTGGATTGACTATGGTTTTAACAACTTATTTCCGCAGCACCTCATAACGCTTTATTACAACAGCCCTATTCATAACGCGTTGACGAACTCAATTGCTTACATGATTGAAGGAAAAGGTACAGGAACAATTCTTGATAATGCTTTACAAGGCATTGCATTCGACTTAAAACTTCAAGGTTCATTTTGTGCTGAAGTGATATGGTCAATGGACTTCACTCGCGTTGTTAAAATCAATCACCTGCCTTTCGAGAATTGTCGTCTTGCTTATGATAAAGAAGAAGAAGATATAACAGGTATTTGGTATTCACGCGACTGGGCTAACTCACGAAGCAAAAAAGGTAAACCCGAATTTATTCCTTCATTCAATCCTTCACAAGCACAAGAACAACCAAGACAAGTTATTTACGCGCACGGAATGATGGCAGGAAGTTCGTACTACGCGAAACCTGACTACTTCGGTGCGTTGAACTACGTTGAATTGTCCTATCAAATGGGTATGTACCACGTCAACAATATCTTGAATGGTTTATTTCCTTCGTTTATTATTAACTTCTTAAACGGCATACCACAAAAAGAAGAACGCGAAGCTATTCGTCGCGAATGGGAAACGCGTTTAAGTGGTGCAAGCAACGCGGGTAAGTTCTTAATGACATTCAATGAAGATCCTGCACGCGCTCCACAAATAGAATCGTTTCCTTTGTCGGACGCGGACAAGCAATATCAATTCTTAAGCGAAGAAACAGCCAAGCAAATCATGGTAGGACACCGCGTTGTGTCACCATTGATTCACGGCATACGCGACACGACAGGATTCGGAAGCAACAAAGACGAAATGTTGGTTGGTTTAGAGATATTCAACACGCAGGTAATACGTCCATATCAAAGAATAATTGAAGAAGTCTTCACACCAATTTTAGGCGACATTAACATTGAAATGAATAGTGTATTCGAAGACGGTGTTGCAGTCGATTCTAACGCACCTATTGACGTTACAGCTACACCTACAACAACTATTGACCCAACAGCACCAGCAGACGCAAAAGTTTCTGACGTAACGTACAACGGAGCGCAAATCGCTTCCGCTTTGGAGATTGTTGCTAACGTTGGATTAGGAACATTGACGCAAGAGCAAGCGATTGTTTTCTTGGTTCAGTTCTTAGGTCTTGACGTGGACGTTGCGAAGTCGATGTTTCAAACAGGCGGTGATGCGGTAGCTAAATTGTCCGCTCAAAAAAAAAAAGTTGTAGCGAAGAAGAAAGTTGCGGTTGCTGAAAACAAGATAAGCGCAGAAGATAGCGCGTTGTGGTTGGCTTATCTTAAAGAGAAAGCTGAATACGTCAACGAAGAAGAATGGCAATTGCTATCCGACGAAGAAGTAACTAATCCAGACGAAGAAGAAAAGTTTCGTACCGAGTTTATGAGTGTTCGCGGTTATTCAAACCCTGATGAAGCGAGCAAAGAACTCGATACTGGTTTGTACAAAGTTCGTTACTACTACTCAAAAAACTTCACCTACAAAGACGGAGAAATTGTAACGCGCGATTTCTGTCAAGAAATGGTTGGGCTGTCAAAAGAAGGGGCGTTGTTCCGTTACGAAGACATTCAAGACATGAGCGACGCAGGGGTGAACGGACAGTTCGCACCTTCAGGAAGTTCAAGTTATAATTTGTTTATTTTTAAAGGCGGAGTTTATTGCCGACACGCGTGGTTTAGAAAAGTGTTTGTACGCAAAAGAGAAAAAGGAAAATTCTTGCCTAACGATGGATTGAACAACGACCGAGTTGTGACAGGCGGTGTCGCAAATGAACTATTTCCAAAAGGAAAAGAAGCAGTTCGTCCTAACGATATGCCCAACAGAGCATCACTAAAATATAAATAAAAACTACAATGGCACTACAACCCGAAGTTCTACTCATTGACGAAAACTATATCAAAAAATATACATGGATAAACGGAAGCGTTGACCCATTGCTTCTCTATCCTGCAATCTATCTTTCGCAGGACAAGTACGCGCAGTTGTATTTAGGTACTGACCTTTACAACCGCATCAAAGAAGACGTTGTGAACGATGACATTACAGGCGCATACGCCACCCTTCTTGACAATTACTTGCGTCGCATGATTATGTGGTGGACGATGTACGAAGTGCTTCCGCATTTGTACGTTAAAACAGACAACGGAAGTTTAGTAATTCGCACAAGCGAAGACACTCAACCTATCTCACAGACCGACTTACAGAACTACCGCGATCAAGCGCGTTCACAAGCTATGTTTTATACGCAACGAATGGTTGATTATTTGTGTTTCAATCAGTCTGACTTTCCAGAGTACACAACGAACACAACTCAACAAATATGGTCGCAGACAAATGTGTATCCATCGAATGCTTTTGAAATTAGTGACGGTCGTGACCGGTACGCATATACTTATCGTCGTCAAGGACTTGGATGGATTAGATAACTAAAAAATAAAACATGGCTACAAGGGGACGAAAGAAAGACATGGTAAAACAAAAGATTTACGAAGAAAAGTTTCGTAAGTATCTAATCAAAAAAGAAAAACAAATAAAGAAGTTGTCGAATGAAAGTTAACGAAGAATGTTACGCGATGATAAAGCGTTTTGAAGGTTGTCGATTGAAGGCTTATTTGTGTCCTGCTAACGTATGGACTATTGGTTTCGGAAACACTTTCTACGAGAACGGCGACAAGGTGAAAGAAGGCGACGTAATCACGCAGCAACGCGCGGACGAATTGGCAAAGTTTATCATTGACCAGTTCGCTGTTTCGATTGCACCGTTTATTTTACAACCGCTCAACGACAATCAATTCAGCGCGTGTGTTTCTCTTGCTTACAACATTGGAACAGGTGGGTTCAAACGTTCTTCGGTGTTCAAGAAATTAAACGTCAATCCTAAGGACGCAACCATTGCCGATTCGTTTCGTTTGTGGAACAAGGGCGGTGGCAAAGTTCTCGCAGGATTAGTGAAGCGTCGCGAAGCTGAGATACAACTATATTTCAAATGAACACAGAAATTGAAATAGCTTTGATACACGAACAATTGCAGGGCATGGACAAGAAGATTGACCG